CTCTCTCTTTGACCCTGGCTACTGGGGTTCAGTAGCATCTTTCTTTTTCTTACTATACTTTACTTTCGACTTCTTTCTTTACTTATTCTTTACTTTTCTATCTTCTTTTATATCTTAACTTTACTTATTCAAACTTTTCTATTTCTTTCTTTATTTTCTTATGTAACTCTTCTTTTTAAGTTTTATTTTGCCTACTTGTGAGCTTATGCGGGACCACTGTCTTAGACAACCCCACATTTGTCATGAGTAAGTACACGCAACCATTACGATTACTTTTTAACCGTCTGACCTTTTGATAACAACTGAAGTTAGGCGTGAAACATGCATTTATACCAAAGTAGCCCCGCATTTCCCCACTACGGTGGGGGGGCTACCCTACTGGCTTTGGAACTGTAGCCATTATGTGTTGCCTGGCTTTCAGGATCTCACAACACAACAGTTCTCTCACAATGGAATATGGGTGAGATTGCAGTGACATGAACAAGTATCTAGTAGTACATAGACTCAAGCCTAGTTGCCTGCGGAACAACATGTGGTAACACATGCCCCAGGGTCCAAAAGACAAGGGTTAACAGCCCCTTCTAGGTGTCTGTGTGTGAAGAATACTTTAGTAGTGTTGTTATGATCTCACCTGTTAGTACAGAATGAGTATGGCTTGGTGAAGGATGTCCTACAGGTACCCATTATATGGATCTGAGTAGGAGACCACTAGTGGTGGCTTTACCGCCAGGTGAGTGGTTTAAAAAGCGTCTAGCCAAGCCAACAGCACTAGGGATAGTGCTTTCTATATTTTATATTTTCAGTGTATATGGTGACAAATGGAGAGTATTAGCAGTAGCACTTGGTGCCTTGTTGATGCTCTTGATGCAGAACTCCAAGAAAAAGATTTGGTTTTCAACACAGACATGGACAAACAGGAGTCATCAGACACAGAGAGTGACTATATCACCCCAGACACAGAGACGTCTGGTCTTGAATGGGACCATTTCACACCCTCTGTTGGAACAGACTTTCGTCATTCTAAAATTAGATTTCAGAAGGACAGCGATAGTGACCCTACCGTTGCTGTCGTATGTGGTGAGACACTTCTTAAAATCAGAATTGGACACTTGGCTGTTAAGAACATTGTGGTTGAAACCATTGAGACACAGTCTCGAACAACTATATCCATGGAATTCCAGGGAGCCGGAGCCTCCAGGATGGAGAACGGCAACACCAAGAATGACGGAAATCACGGAGTCATTAATTACTCATTTTACAACACCCACTACCAGAACTCCATGGACCTTTCTGACTTTGCTGGGACTTCGGCAACAAATTATGGACATGACGGTGGTAATACAGACAATGACATCACCTCAGGAAAGTGGACTAATCTATTGTCAGCCGGTATCGGTGCACTTCCACAGTTGCTGCCCTTGTTGGCTGATTCCAAGACAGAGGATGTTGAGAATTCAGATCGAATCGACGTCCGGCAGGCTGGAACGTCGACACTCGTGACACAGCACACAGTTGGATGCCGTACTTATGGACCATTGCCACCAGTTAAATTGACATCAGCTGCAGATGAGCCTACACTAGGAACACCAGCTATTGAGAGATTCTACACTATTAAGCTAACTGATTGGACAACAACCAACGTGGCTGGAAAGCTCTGGGCACTACCACTACCCGGGGCTCTCCTCAAACAAGCACAAACAGTCTTCTCAGCAACTGCCCGCCGCCACTATCTGATGAATTGCGGTTGGTTAGTACAGGTTCAAGTTAATTCTACTAGATTCCACGGGGGTGCTCTAGGTGTCTTTATGATACCAGAGTACTCTCARGGGGCCAAYCCCGACAACTTTCTGTCAATCAGAGAAGTTTCTGGTGAGGAAATTCAAACATGGTGGAATTGGCATCAGTATTTTCTTTATCCACACCAAATTATAAATCCTAGAACCAATTCATCAGCAGAAATACAGGTGCCTTATGTAAATGTAGCACCAGGGACTGACCCAACTGCACATGCCCCTTGGACCCTTGCTGTGGTTGTTCTTGCTCCTCTTACTGTATCTACTGGAGCGACCACATCTCTCACAGTGACTGTGTCGGTTAAGCCAGAACATGTTCGCTTTCATGGCCTTCGCTTGCCTAACACTGAGTTTGAAGGGCCACCCATCGCACAGTTACATCCATCAAGTGGTGCTTTCTATAACACTGCACCTTTCTATTCAGTGCCTGTCTATGGTAAGATGGTGCGATCTTCAGTTGATTTTATTCCAGCTGAGATCACTGATTACCTYCAGCTAGCTCGCATACCTACTTTGGCAACTAGCCATGCTGTAACTTTCTCTTCAACTATGCCTGCTGAACCACTCTTAACAGTGGATGTTTCTCTGTCAGCAACAGATCTCATGAACACTACRCTGGGTACTGTTTCTAGAATGTTTGCCCAGTATAGAGGTTCAATAAAGGTGGTGACATGTTATGTTGGTAACCAGATGCAGAATGTTAGATATTTGATATCCTACACACCACCAGGTGCAACTGGACCACGAAATGTTGAAGAGGCCATGCAGGGATTTTACCAAATATGTGACACTGGCCTAAACACAGAGAATCAGTTTGTCATTCCTTTTATATCACCAGTTGATTATCACTACACTACTTCTTCTACTGCCACAGATGTGACTGTTGGTGGATACTTAAATATCTTTCAATTGAATGTTCTGGCAGTACCGCCCGGCTCTCCATCAGTAGCGCAGCTGCTGGTCTTCTTTGCAGCAGGCGAGGACTTTGAATTCCGAGCACCTACTACACCTTACATGACCACACAAGGTGACCCAGTGCAACCTGGAGAGATTGGAGTGTCCGCACCGCAAACTGCGGCCAATTCCTCAGAGCATCCGAATGAGATACCTTTTTCATATGGATCTATGAGTCACTCCAATGTTAAGTTCTGGTGGGATCGGTTCTTCTGGGTTGATTCTTTTACACTTAATCCAGCCAATGCTTCAACCTACAACTACCAGCAAGTAGCAGAAATTAATCTTACCCCTAGCTATCTCACAGACAAAACCCCAGAGCTTGCTTTTGCACGCCATGCAACATACTGGCGAGCAGAATTAGAGATCGCTTTGCTGTGTGACAAGAATGGGACTTCATCAGTGGCGGACGCCGCACTGACTATGGTGTGGTACCCTCCAGGGTCACGTATTCCATCTGGAAATGTAACACCAAAGACTGGGACAGCACTGTCGCTCCCTAACTCCATCCGGCGCTGCGGGGCTGCGCCTATGGCCGTGGGGAGTGGCAATCGGCCACTACTTTTGAAGATACCATATACTAGTCCTCTATCAGCTATGCCAATAACTTTTTGTGGTTTAGACCGCTTCACTTCAAGTACTGCAAAAGTGGGCACAGCACCAGGTAGCACATTTGGAACACTACTCATAACTAGTGACTCCTCAGCTTTGAACACTCCAATAGGGCCACTCCACCTGTATGTGCGCTTTCGTGACATGCAACTGTGGTGCCCACGGCCTGGACAGTACACAAGGCTCTCTACTGCTACTACAGCTTTGAGACTTAAGTCCATCATTTCAGAGCCAACTTCAGTGACTCGCCACACAGGAGCGTCTAATGAAGAACTCCTTTTACAAGGAGGTGATATTGAACCCAATCCAGGACCTGTTTTTTCTAAAGTCTGGAATGACATTGGGAAGTTGGTTTCTGACAAATGTTGTGAAGGCATTTACGACTTGAAGAATATGTTTCAAACTTTGACAACATTCTCCAAATGGCATAATCTCTTTGATGATGAATTCAAAGCTAAATGGTTAGGTAGAATCTTTAAAGCGATAGGAATTGGCATTCTGACTCTCAGAGCAGCTTCAGACCCTATGCTGGCAGCAGCTGCTGTGTTCCTTCTAGGGGGAACATGGACTGCACAAATTTGTTTCAAACTCAAGAAATACTTAGGGACACTTTTTAAAACTCCAGCTCCACCCATACCAGGGCTCTCTGACCATGTTAAGAGATTAATTTCTCAGGTTTCAATACCTGGTACCACGCAATCCACTGATGGTGTTGAGATTGCAGCAGAAGCATTAGATGACACAAATCCATTTAAAAGTGACTTATTGCAGCAATGGGACATGCAGGCTGGACCTGCTGAATCAGTTAGAGAGTTGAACAATGTGTTCCAACTGGCAAAGAATGCTCAGTGGGCCCTACAAGGGCTAAATGAGATTAAGGATTGGCTCAATGCCTGGGTGAGACAGGAGCAGGAATCACCAGAGGAAATACTGAAACAAGGGCTTCCAAATTTAGAAGGTTTTCTACAGTTACATTCTAATGTCAAATGCCAACCAGCACACCCCATGTGGGGAGAATGCAAAGAATATTTTGACAAGATGAGAAAAGCAGCGGCTGTAGCACGGCCACAACTGTTGAGAATGTTACCTTTAATGACTAAGAGCCAACCAGCATTAGCACGACCTGAGCCTATCTTGGTCGTGCTACGAGGCAAGCCTGGACAGGGGAAATCAGTGGCAGCCACCTTTTTGGCACAGACACTATCAAAAACTTTGTGCGGTAGTGCTGCCTACTACTCYATGAACTCCTCAACAAAATATATGGATGGATACAACCAGGAACCAGTGGTCCTAGTAGATGATCTAGGACAGGCAACTGATGGAGCTGACTTTCAGCACTTTTGCCAGCTAATTTCTATTGCACCCTTCCAAGTTAACAAGGCTGATCTATCTGATAAGGGAATGGTCTTTACATCATCAGTGATAATAGCAACAACAAATCACCCTGAATTTAGACCAATCACACTGGCTGATCCAGAAGCATTGAAGAGACGCATAAATTTTGACTTCCATGTTAGTGCAGGACGTGCTTATCAGGATGTCAACGGGTGTCTAGACCTGCAGAGGGCAGTGCAGCCACTTAGGGACAATCCAATGCCAAATTTGCTTCATCATGGAACACCRCTGTTGACAAAAGAGTGCCTGGCTTTTAAAAACATCCAGGCACCAACATCACAGCCAATTGGACTCAAAGAGGTGTTTGACAGAATAATGATTGAACACAAAAGGCGCCAGACCTGTTCAATGCAGTTTGATGAAATGTTCTTGCAAGGCCCAGAAGAGGAGCAGCCTGAGCGACCTAGGCTAGTGCAGACATTGGCTGCAATGCAACAACCATTGAGACCAGTGTCAGCAACAGAGATCGCTACAGCAATCAAGGAATGTTTTGAGGAGTTGGGGCATCCAAATGACCCTCCAAAATGGCAGCAAGTAGTCAGTAGTTTAATCATGGTTCTTTCTTTTATAATCATGCTCTTTTCTTTCTTCTACATGTTGAATTTGATTTTCCAGGGGCCTTACTCTGGTGAGCCACAGAAGAAACCCCAACATAAGAAAGCCAAATTAGTAGACCTATCTTATGAGGGACCACATGCAACAAATGTTAGTATGGAGACCGCACTGATGCGGCGCAACATGGTGCGAGTTAAGTGCACCCGCTGGGATGATGGGGTCTTTTACACTACTGGAACATTTGTGAAGGACCGTTTCATGTTGATGAATTGGCATCTCTTTGAAAGAGCAAAGAAACTCCAGCCAGATTATGAATTTGATGTGGATAATGTGGTGGCTTTACGCCCCACTTTTCATGGAATTCCATCAGACTTAGTTTTGATTCAGTTTCCAGACAAAGGCAGAAATTATCGTGACATCACACATTTGTTTGCAACTAAGGAAGAATGTACCATACAGCCAGGGATAACAGGTAAGGGACTTATGATGGATGAATCACCGTTCATGTTCGACCTAAAACCTGTTTTGTTCGCAGAYAAGATTATGGTGCATGGCCAGAATATCCCACAAGTACTCAGATATCAAGCCCAGACATCAGCGGGTTATTGTGGCTCGCTGGTTGTTGTGGATTGGGGTACTTACAAAAGAGCAATTGGAATACACTGTGCAGGGGCACACGGTGTTGGAGCGGCAGCAGTAATAACCAAAGCTGGTCTCGACGCCTTGATAAATTCAGAATTCCAGGGACAGATTACAGATGTAAAGCCTCATCCTTTTGTTTACACCCCTGGAAAAACAGCCTATTATCCAACTATTGTGCATGATGAAAACACAACTGTTGAACCAGCAGCTCTTAGCTGCAGAGACCCAAGATTGGTAGAACCACACCTATTCAAGCAAAGCATTATGTCAAAACATCAAGGAAACCTTGAGACTGGGCCAGACGCATGGGTCCGATCGGCACGATTGTATGCACGTATAGTGCGTTCAAGAATCCCGACGGATGTCTCCAAGCGCCTGACCATAGGTGAAGCAATCATGGGAATACCTGGACTTGACCCGATGGACATGTCAAAATCACCCGGGTGGCCATATATAGCACGAGGAGCCCGGAGACCTGACTTGGTGGAAATAATACAGGATGGACAAGTACAGCTAGATAAGGTGGTCTATGCTGAAATAGTGAATTTCTTGTCAGGGGATTTTAGAAATCACAAATTTGTCACCTTTCTCAAAGATGAGACACGTCCAACAGAGAAAGTCAGAGCAGGAAAGACCAGGGTGATAGATGTGGCCTCTCTGGGCCACGCAATCACAGGGAGGATGTTATTTGGCCGCTTGGCGGCATGGATGCATTCTCAAAATGGAGTGGAACTCGGTTCAGCTGTGGGTGCAGACCCGGACTCAGACTGGACTCGCTTTGCATCAGAATTTAAATACCAGAATTTTGCAGATGTTGATTATTCGGGATTTGATGCATCACACACAACCTTCTCTTTTCACTGCTTAAAAGTTTTTCTTAAGGAGCTGGGCTTTGATGAAGTAGCCTTAGCTTTTATTGATTCACTGGCAATTTCTAAACATATCTGGGATGATGAGGAATACACCCTCATTGGAGGGCTTCCATCAGGATGTGCTTGTACTAGCATATTCAACACTATTTTGAATAATATCATTATCCGGGGAACTGTACCCCAGTTGACTGAACATCCCTTTCAGATGCTTGCATATGGAGATGATTTGATCATTTGCAGTTATGAGAAATTTGACCTTTTTGCACTTAAAGAATTCTTAGCTGAACACTCTCTTTACAAAGTGACACCTGCCCAGAAGGATGGAGATCTAGTGTGGGGGAAACTATCTGACATGCGATTCCTAAAAAGGAGTTTTGTTTCGGATGGAGCCATTGTTAGACCCCAGATGACCAAAGAGAACCTGCATAACATACTTTCATGGGCCCGAGCTGGGACCATTAGTGAGAAAGTGATCTCTGTTTCTATGCTGGCTGTACACAGTGGGCCAGTAGTTTATGAGGAACTTTTCAAACCTTTTGACGGCACCGGGGTTGTGGTGCCGCCGTTCGCTCTAGTGAATGAGAATTTTCTTGACATACACTTCAGTGGACAGTGAGTTTAAGATCATAAGATGTCATTTTGCCTAAAATTTTCTTTATCTAGAACTTTGTGCAAAGAATTTTGCTTCTAGTTTGTTATCTCTTTAGTGTAATGCTGCTACTGTAAGGTAGTGAACTGAACATTGCTTCTTTGTAGATTTTAGGTGTTGC